ATTGGAACCAGCACCAGCACCTCTTGTCCAACAGGAACAACCTCAGCCACGACGACGGCCAACGACTTCATTCTAGCGACCTGTTTTACCTTCAACGCGGCAGAGACGTGGGGGGCGTTGGCTGGCTATACGCAGTATGCTGCTGCTTCGCGAAACACAACCGGCGTGTACTACAAATCCGTCACTTCGACGGGCACGCAAACAACCACTATCCCTCTTTCCGCTACTGATTTTGGCATGGGATTCATTGCCGCGTTCGCGAGCAACTAATGAACCTTCTGGTAACCAGACACTAAAGGGATGATCTCGTTCTCCGAAGCCGCCGCCGAATTGCTATCCCGCCGTAATGCGCGGCGGCGGCTTCATGCTTACATCCAATACACTTGGCCAAAATATAAAGCTTCGATATTTTCCGAGATCGTATGCTCCACACTTGACAAGTTTGTGGAGGACGTACAAGCGGGTAAACGTCCAATCCTGATCCTGCAAGCTCCTCCGCAACATGGAAAGTCAGAGATAGTCTCCCGCAAACTCCCGGCTTTCCTTCTGGGTCGCTTTCCTGATTGGCGGGTAGGTACCGCCAGTTATAGCGATGAACTCGCCGGCGCTATGGCTCAAGATGTACGGCGAAATCTAGCGAGTCCTGAGCATCAAACTCTCTTCCCACATCCAATTGAAAAGAGGAAATACGATGTCAACCGCATTGGAGAATTTACCGCGCCGGGTGGTACAGGGAGTTATCTCGGGGTTGGCGTTGGCAGCGGCCTTACCGGTCGCCCTGTCGATATTGGCATTATCGATGATCCTGTCAAAAACGAAAAAGAAGCTCTAAGTCCAACCACCAAAGAGGGTCACTGGAATTGGTATCAGTCAGTATTTACGACTCGACTATCTGAGAATTCCGGTCAGATCATCATGGCTACGAGTTGGGCTGAGGACGACTTGCCCGGTCGCATCGCGGAGCATTTTCGCGGTGATCCCAGGCTTACATATCTACGCTTCCCTGCTATCAATTCGGCAGATGAGTCTGGATATAATCCAGCTCTACCGGAAGGCGCTCTCGTCCCCGAGTTGCACAGCTTAGAGAAGCTGTATGAGACTAAGGGGCTGTTTTCTGATTACTGGTGGAGCGCTCTCTATCAGCAGTCCCCGAAGGCTCTGGGTGGAAACGTCTTCAAAGAGTCCACCATCCAATACTATTTACCAAAGGATCTCCCTAAGAAATTTGACAAGGTAATAGCCTCGTGGGATTGCACCTTCAAAGATACCGACGGTACGGACTTCGTTGTTGGGCAGGTGTGGGGTAAGCACGCTGCCAATAGCTATCTGTTAGACCAGGTTCGCGCTCGCATGAGCTTTAGCAGGACCGTCCAAGAGATCGTAATCCAAAAGAAAAAATGGCCGCAGATCCGCGAGATATTGATTGAGGACAAAGCTAACGGGCCGGCAGTTATCGATGTGCTCAAAGCCACGGTTCCCGGCATCATCGCAATTGAGCCCGATGGTTCTAAACTCGCTCGCGCCCATGCGGTCACAAGTTACTGGGAAGCCCTCAATATCTGGCTCCCTCACGAGACTCTCATGCCGTGGATTCGAGCCTTTGTGAGCGAACTTACGAGCTTCCCCGCTGCCGCCCATGATGACCAAGTGGACAGTATGACCCAGGCGTTACGCCGTCTCTATCCACTTTTCGGGAGGCTCAAAATAGCCCAGAGTGCTATAAATAAGGCTTTGGGAGTCGGATAATAATGGACTGGCGTAGATTATTTCGTTGGGGGAAAAAGCAGGCTGAGCCGGTGTCAGTGGTTCCCAAAGGGGACGGCTTGCGGCGAGCGGCTACTAAGGCTGGCGCAGTTGAACGCAAGAGTTACAAATACCCCATGAAAGCCCCTGAGCTTCCAAAGGGGGTTGTCCCCGAAGGCGCGACCGCTCCCGCCTTAGTCGCGATGGATTCCAATTCTCCCATCTTCCCCGCTGCTTTTTTTGGCGGCGACTTCTCTGGATTCCCTGGTTATCCCCATCTCTCATTTCTTGCCACTCGTGCGGAATATCGAGCGATGGCGAGCGCTCTCTCAACTGAGCTAACCCGCGAGTGGATTACGCTCAATAGTTCCGAGACAGACGGCGAATCGTCAAAGCAAAAAGTCACTGAGCTAACAAAAAAGCTGCAAGATATTGGGTTGCAGCAAGTAATTCAAAGAGCCGTCGAACATGACGCATATTTTGGACGCGCTCAGATCCTCATCGACATAAAGGGTCACGACCTTACTACGCCGCTCATCCTTAGCTCGAAGACAATCGCAAAGGACAGCTTCAATAAGGTCACAACCGTAGAAGCCATCTGGACGACGCCGGCCTCTTACAACGCTCTGGACCCCGCTGCTCCAGACTTCTACAGGCCGGCGAAGTATTTCATGCTAGGCAAAGAAGTCCACGCAAGCCGTTTGATGACGATCATTACCAGGCCGCTGCCCGATATGCTCAAACCCGCTTTCAACTTCGGCGGAATGAGCCTGAGTCAACTTGCGGAGCCTTACGTTGACAACTGGCTTCGCACTCGTCAGAGCGTGTCTGATCTCATCAATAACTTCTCTATCACCGCGCTTGCTACAAGCATGGACCAGGTATTAGAAGGGGCGGATGACGGGACGGACCTATTTGCTCGCGCTGCACTATTCACGGCCACTCGAAGCAACAAAGGTCTAATGTTGCTCGATAAGGACCGCGAGGAAATTATCAAGGTCGATACGTCACTCGCCGGCCTCCACGAGCTGCAGGCGCAGTCTCAAGAGCACATGTGCGCTGTAAGCAAAACCCCTTCGACAATTTTGCTCGGCGTGGCTCCGACTGGTTTCGGTAATGTGTCTGAGGGTGAGATCGCTACTTGGGAAAAATGGGTTTCGGCAGAGCAGGAAGCCTTTTATCGTCTACCCATTCAGGTAATCATCAACGTCCTACAGCTTTCGATGTACGGCTCAATTGACCCCAATATTACTTTCACCTTCAATCCTCTCAGCCAAATGACGCCGGCGGAACTCGCGGCTATCCGGACAGCGGACAGCACCACGGCGGGAAACTATATCGACCGAGGTGTGATCGATCCTTCGGAAGAGAGAGAGCGTCTCGCTCGCGATCCCGAGAGCGGGTATCAGGGATTGGACCTTAGTTTAGAAATCACAGATCCAAATTTGGAGGATGAGGATGATGAAGATGATGAAGATGATGAGCCTACTGATACTGGCAAGCGGGATGCTGCAGGCTCAGGTAAACGGTAAGTTCGCTGCGGTTGACGCGACCCAGGGTTATACCATTGGCAGCACTGCCCCGAACAATCACGTTCTATGCGGTAACGGCACTCGCTATGTAGACGCCGCGAGTTGCGGTACGGTGTCGGTGCCTTTTTATCAGACGATACAGATCAACGGAACTCCGCTCACTCAGAGATTCATCCTCAACTTTGACAGCAATTTTACGGGCAACGATACCAGCCCTTCTACCACAGTCCATCTCGCTTCGACTATTGCCGTAAACATTTCCGGTACGGCTAGTGCGTTGGCGGCGGCCCCCACGCAATGCAGCGGCACTACCCCCGTGGCCGCTGGTGTTGCGGCGAATGGTAACGCGAATTGCATACCGACTCCCGGCCCCAAAGGGACGCTGAATAATGTCACTGGCTCTCGGGGTTTTGGTACCACCTACACTAATTCGGGAACTACGGCGATGTATGTCTCTGGCTATGGAGTTACTCCCAGTGGCAGCGCAACTAGCCAGATCAATTGCACGGTAAATGGGATCGTTGTTTACTCTGCACAATATAACGCGACTGTGACGAACGGGAGCGATGCATTTACTTGCATGGTACCTCCAGGCGGAACTTATAGCGTTACAACTTCAGGGACTTCTGTGAACCTGCAAGTATGGACAGAATTTGTCTTCTAATAAGCCCAAAGTTGCGCGAGCGGTCCATGCAAATAGGGGCATGGCTGCCCTCTACCGCCGCCGGATGCTCGCGCTCATCGATGAGATGGTGGCGAGCGTTGAGCATTCGGTAATAACCACGTATCGCACTGATGCCCCCGTGGTGGCAATGGACGCGAG